TCTTCACGGCACAGCCAAAGTTATTCCATTAACTCGTAACAATGTATTACGCCCGTTCTTAACTACACGCAAAGATGAATTCAAGAGTTGGTGTTTGAGACATGAAGTGCCTTGGATCGAAGACGAGTCCAACCAAGACACCAAATACATGCGAAACTATGTGCGCAATGTATTGATGCCCCAAGCATTACATGTTAACCCAGGCTTGCACACATTGGTCAAGAAGATTGTTGAAAATAAATTACATTGACAGCATCTTTTTGCAATACTCTATAATTTTAGTACGATTAGCGTGTTTGAAAAATTCAGCAGGATATTCATTTCTGCGTTTGTTTTCAATCTCATCTTTAGTTACACCGTACCACAATAAATTAGGAATAGACCATGTAACAACTTTGCGATGGTCTGCTAACTTCTTATTCAATCTATCTGCGTGATAGCCTGCACTATCTCTAGTCCAGTTATCATTCTTCCAATCAGCAAAGATTGAATTAGATTGTGAGGGCAACATTGTAAATCCATACTTGGATGAGTTCTTATCAAACTCCGACTTAATAGACCACACAGGCCCATCGTCAGGTCCATTCAATCCTAATCGTTCAAATGTTATGCTATGTAAATCATTTTGAATAAACCAATCAGCAGTACTGTCAACACTTTCTATTGTTTCACCAGTGATACCTACAATAAAGTTAGTATGAATAGGTACATGATGATCCCAGATGTTATGATATAGTTCAGGAATAAATTCTCTAGCATGTTTACCACTCCATGCTTTACCTACAATATTACTAGCACTTGGATGTAATGACTCAAGGCCAAAGAACGCCCCGTATAAACCCGACTCTTTAAGATAGTGTGCTGTATCCGGGAAACGATATACTAGGTCTGCACGAATATAACTTGCATAGTTTATTTTAAACGGAAGTGTTTGCGTCATGTCATAGAACGCCTTCATCTTAGTTTCAGTATCATTGAAAGTATCATCAATGATATAATATGATGTAGTGCCGAAATTCTCATAGTTGTAAAGAATTTCTTCTTTCAAGAACTCCATACCACGGATATAGTCTAATTTCTTTTTACCCAAGTGTGGGTACTGACAAAATCTGCAAGCAAAGATACACCCTCTGCTTATGTCAAGTGGTAAAGGCTCACCTGGTAAGATACCGTCTTCTTTAGACCATTTGAAATCATCTACTTCAATATTGTATATTGGGTTTCTAGCTTTGTTGTATACGGGTCGCTTATCAGGATCCCACCAGCATTCTACTGATTCAGGAGGCTCTGAACCTGTAGTTAAATGATTCATGTATTCCAAAAAGATTTCTTCAGATGCAGTTGTGTATGACATTACCGTAGCATCAACGATCCCAAAGCCTGCAAGCTTTTCGGATTTGTACCCACCGAGCACTATCTTTATATCAGGGAAGTCTTGCTTGATACGTTTTAGTATGGCTAGATTAGTTTCTGATATCCAATATTTTTTACCATTAGAATGCGTATGCACCGCTAGTGCTAGAAAGGTTGTTGATATTGCCAAAACTTTTGTGTCTTTGGTAATAAACTTTCTGGTTAATTTTTCAATGATATCACCGGGTAAGAAGTCAATGAAGTCTATTACTTGGGAAGTGTAGTTGTGCTTACGTAACCAATACGCTACCTTATAAGGACCGATAGTCCTTGAGACTCCCCAATCAACTCCACCATTCCAAAAGATTATGTTCATGCAAATATTTAGTGTGTGTTTTGTGTTACCTAAAATAGTTGACTTCTCTACACAATCTGCTATACTAACTAGATATTTAAGGAGAACCTATGTCAGATTATAACCGCACTTTCAATAACGAAGCAAAAATCAAACTTACACAGCTAATCAATGAGGGCATGACCGTCCTACATGAAATTGATACACTTAACGGTGGATTGAATGATACTGTTAAGGCAGTTGCAGAAGAATTGGAAATCAAAGCTTCTACGTTGAAGAAAGCAATTAAGATTGCACACAAAGCAAGTCTCGGTCAGACTAACAAAGACCACGATGAACTCAACACTATCTTGGAAACTGTGGGCAAAACACTTTGAGCTACGTTGACGCTATCCACAGCAGGGATGAAGATCGTATCTACGTAGTAGAACGATCACCTGAGGGCAAGCGTGAATACAAAGAGTTTCCTACGAACTACGTTCTTTACTACGCTGACCCTAAGGGTAAACATCGTAGTATTTACAATGACTCTGTATCAAGATTCAGCACTCGCAAGCGCACTGAATTTGAAAAGGAACGTAGGATTCACTCAGGTAAGAAATTATTTGAGAGTGATGTTAACGTTGTGTTCAGGTGTCTTAGTGAAAACTATCTTGGCATTGACGCACCTAAGCTTCATACCTGCTTCTTTGACATTGAAGTAGACTTTGATCCTGAGAAAGGTTTTAGTCCTACTAGCGATCCATTCAATCCTGTAACTGCGATTAGTTGTTACTTGGATTGGTTAGATCAGTGTGTCACTCTTGTTATTGCACCTAAGCACATGACAGATGATACAGCAAATGAGATTGTAAGTCAGTTTGAAAATACAATGCTATTCAAAAATGAGAAGGACATGTTTGATGTGTTCTTTCAGTTGATTGAAGATGCTGATGTGATGACAGGCTGGAACTCAGAGGGCTATGATATTCCCTACATGGTCAATCGTGTTACTAGAGTAATGAGTAAAGATGACACACGCAAGTTTTGCTTGATGGGTCAACTACCTAAGCCTAGAGAATATGAACGATTCGGTAAGGTTGAAATGACATATGACTTGGTGGGTCGTATTCATATGGACTATTTACAGTTGTATAAAAAGTACAACTATGAAAGCCGTCATAGTTACAAACTAGATTCTATCGGTGAGATGGAAGTAGGTGAGAACAAGACTCAGTATGAAGGTACACTTGACCAATTGTATAATCAAGACTTTAAAAAGTTCATTGAATACAATAGACAAGATACATTGTTGTTAGTGAAAATTCACAACAAGCTTAAGTTTTTAGAATTGGCAAATCAACTAGCACATGAAAATACTGTGCTATTGCCGACAGTTATGGGTTCAGTAGCTATGATTGAAATGGCTATCATGAATGAATCTCATGAACGTGGATTAGTGGTTCCTGATAAAAAACGAAAGGTTGAAAATGAAGAAGATGTCCAGCAGGCAGCAGGTGCCTTCGTTGCTACTCCGAAAAGAGGCATGCATGAATGGGTCGGAGCAGTCGATATTAACTCGCTCTATCCCTCGGTTATTCGTGCCCTCAACATGGCACCAGAAACAATCGTTGCCCAAGTCAGACAAACATTAACTGAAAAGTACATGCATGAAAAGGGCCTCAAACTTGCAATGGAAAAGAAACGCTACAAAGATGGCGATGATGCAGTTGAAGGTGCTATTTTATGGGAAGGTTTGTTTGGTGCATTAGAGTACACAGCTATCATGAGTCAAGAACGTGGTACTATTCTTACTGTTGACTTTGAAGATGGTCGCAGTGTAGAAATGTCTGCCGCAGAAATCTGGAAGATGATCTTTGATAGTCACAAGCCTTATATGCTAAGTGCGAACGGTACAATCTTTACGTATGAGAAAGAGGGCGTGATTCCTGGTCTACTCACACGTTGGTACAGTGATCGTAAAACAATGCAAAAGAAATTAAAAGAGGCAACTACTGACACTGACAAAGAGTATTGGGATAAGCGTCAACTAGTTCGTAAGATTTTGTTGAACTCTGCGTATGGTGCATTGCTGAATGAACACTGTCGTTTCTATGACAAGCGTATCGGTCAATCAGTTACACTAAGTGGTCGTCAGATTGTTAAGCACATGATGAGTCAGATTAACGAATGTGTTGCGGGCGAGTATACGCACGAAGGTGAAGCTATTGTTTATGGCGACACTGACTCTTGTTATTTCAGTGCATGGCCTATTCTCAAAGATCAGGTTGCTAAAGGTGAACTGAAGTGGGACAAAGAGTTGTGCATTGGATTGTACGATAGTATAGCAGATCAGGCTAACGAGTCATTCCCCCAGTTCATGGAGAAAGCATTTCATGCACCTCGTAAGAACGGTGAGATTATCAAAGCAGGTCGTGAATTGATCGGTGATCGTAGTATCTTTATTACTAAAAAGCGTTATGCTATCAATATCTTTGATAAAGAAGGCAAACGTAAAGATAAAGATGGTAAGATGGGCGATATCAAAGCGATGGGTCTTGACTTGAAACGTGCGGATACACCTAAGTATGTACAAGAGTTTTTAATGAACGTACTACAAATGGTTATTCAGCAAGGTAAGGGTCGTGACGAAGTTATTGAAGTTGTCAAAACTTTTAAACGTGTCTTGGCAGCACAAGATAGTTGGACTAAAGGCTCACCTAAAGGTGTTAACAAATTAACAAGTTACGGTGAGAAAGAAGAAAAGAGTTCGACGGGCAAAGCAAACATGCCCGGTCACGTAAGAGCCGCACTTAACTATAACTACTTGCGCAGAGTTAACGGAGATCAATATAGTCAAAAGATTGTTGATGGTATGAAGGTTATTGTGTGTAAGTTGAAACCTAATCCCTTAGGATTTACTTCAATCGCATACCCTACTGATGAACTCAGACTACCACAGTGGTTTGTTGAGCTACCATTTGATGACAAAGAAATGGAAAAGACTCTAGTTGATGAAAAGATTGATAACTTGTTGGGTGTGCTAGATTGGGACATACGTTCAAACACTGACACGAATTCAACATTTGATGATTTATTCACATTCGGTTAAACAGGTCGTTGACAAGCGTATTATATTCCACTATAATACGCTGAAGAACTACCTAAATAGTTATTATACAAAGGAAAAACATGAAAGATAATTTACAAGACTTGATTCAATACACACATGGTCTAGGTGTTATTGATTTGATTAAAATCACAGGTACTGACAAAGAGACACAAATCAATGCTATTGCAGAAGACAAGAGTGTTGTTGTAAGCGGAACATTGAACGCACCTATTGCAGAGTTTATCGGCACATTCGGTATGCCTAACTTAAGCAAGCTAAAAACAATCTTGGGCTTTGATGACTATGGTACTGATGCCAAGATCAATGTCACTCAAACTCAACGTGATGGCGCAGATGTACCAAGCGCAATTCACTTTGAAACTAAAAACGGTGACTTCATTAACGACTATCGTTTGATGGCTAAGTCAATCGTGGACGAACGTGTCAAGACTGTTACTTTCAAAGGTGCGTCTTGGAACGTTGAGTTCAGTCCTACTATTGCAGGCATTCAGCGACTAAAGAAGCAAGCTAGTGCAAACAGTGAAGAACAAAACTTTGCTACTAAGACCGAGAACGGTGACTTGAAGGTATACTTCGGTGACCCGTCAACTCACTCAGGTAACTTTGTGTTTCACTCAGGTGTCGCAGGTACATTGGCTAAGCCGCACAAGTGGCCTGTCAAAGTATTCCAAGCGATCATGGATCTTCCCGGTGACAAGACTGTTCGCATCAGTGATGCGGGAGCAGTTGAAATCACAGTTGATAGTGGTCTAGCTACATATCGCTACTTGTTGCCCGCACAAGCAAAATGATTGACTACGTAATTGGTGGTGAGTACCTAAATGTTATTAGTAACAAAGGTGCTCAGCCTTATATCAATATGTCTAGTAATCAGCCTATGGTAGGTGCAATGAGTTATGATCCTAGTACTCAACAGATGAAGGTCTATGATGGTAGTCATTGGATGACTATAGGTGGTGGTCAGGCTACCGTTAATCTATCATCAAATGCTATTAGCATTCTCAAGTGGGCAGAAAAGAAGATGTTTGAAGAACAAGAATTACAAGCCTTGTGCGAAAAGCATCCTACTATCAACGATATCGTGGTTGAGATGCGAACTACAATGGATAACTATATCAACAAGATTGAAATGGTTAAAGCACTAATACAAGAAGAAGTAAAAGTTTAATGCAACAAGATAATCTATCAGCAAAACAAGACCCTGAATGGGCACTGTTTTTACCAGCAGTAAGTTCGTTCTATATTGCCGGCTTAGGTAAACAGCGTAAAGGTGAAAACTATTTTGACCAATCACGTATTCCTGCAGGGTTTAATGGTGATGTTGAAAAATTAAATTTCTTAAATAGTAAAGAAGGTGTGTACACTTACAAGTGGGGTTTGTACTCTGCTGGTCATGCTAACTTAGATCCAACAAAAAATGATTCTAGTGAGAGTATCATTCGTGAGCGTGAAGAAGGTACTTTCATGTTGGGTGACTCAGGTGGATTTCAGATTTTGAAATGTCAGTGGCCTGCTGATTGGAAAGATCCTAACTGCCCACGTGCTATGAAGAAACGTAAAGAAGTTCTCACGTGGATGGACACATACATGGACTATGGTATGTGTCTTGATATCCCATCACAATCCTTGACTACCTTTCATATCAAGGATCCTAAGACAGGCAAGAGTGCTCACGGTATTAGTACTATTGAAGAAGCTATCACTGCTACACATATTAACAACGAATACTTTATAAAGCATCGTTCGGGTAAATGCAAGTTCTTAAACGTATTGCAAGGTCGCAATCATACACAATCTGATGATTGGTATCTTGAAATGAAAAAGTATTGCGATCCAAATATCTATCCGGATAATCACTTCAACGGATGGGCGTTTGGAGGACAGAACAAAATTGACGTTCACTTAATGCTAACACGTATGGTTGATATCATCCATGATGGTCTATTACAAGAAGGCAAGCATGACTTGATTCACTGTTTAGGTACAAGTATTTTAGAGTATGCAGTATTGTTCACTGACATTCAGAAAGCTATCCGCAAGTATCATAATCCAAAGCTTCAAATTACATTTGACTGTGCAAGCC